ACTCGTGGAGGACATTGCGCGCCGCGAAGCGGTTCGGCCCGCCCAAGAACGCCAGCAGCGGCGTCTCCTTCGGGATGAGGGGGATCGCGATGTCGCTGACGTCTTCGGCCGCGAGGCGGTTGGCCGCCAGGTTGAGGGTGTACGTGTTCTGCAGAGGCACTGTCTCGTCTCCTTCGCAGGAACTCCGTTACGAGCCCTGCTGCGCCTGAATCTCGCGCCGTCGGCGCAAATGCTCGCCGGTCAACTTGCCGGCGCTCTTGATGTCGGCCTGCAGTTGCGCGAGGGGATTGCCCACGACGCCGCTGCCGGTCTGCCGTGCCACGCCGCCGGTGGTGCCCATCGTCTGGCCGCCGGTCGGCTTCCGGTGATGCGGCTTGGCCTCCAGGTAGCTGGCGACCAACGCCGTGATGCCGCCGTCGAGCGGCTGTCCATCTGCGCCGAGGACGACCGGGTCCAGCTCGTCGTTGAGCGTCACCCGCTTGCCCAGCAGCTCCGTGAGTTCGTCGAGCGATTCCTCCCGCGCGCCAGCCGCGAGGGCCTCGGCCTTGATGTCGCTCGCGATGGCCCGCTTGAGGCGGTCCGTGCGCCGCTCCACTTCGGCCAGGAGCTTGTCGCGCTCCTTCGCCTCGCGCTCTTCGCGCAGCTTCATCGCCTGCTCGTACTGGTTCCGGGATTCCAGATCCCGGAGCTTGTACGTCTCGAGCTCCGACTCCAGCGTCTTGACCTGCTCGACCGCCACCGGGTCGGGGCTGGCCTTGGCTTTCGCCCGCTGGGTCGCTTCCCGAATCCGCGCATCGACCAGGCGCTGCAACGGCTCGGGCAAGGTCCCGATCGTGCCGTCCGCATTCAACGGCACGGACAGAACCGGGGGCGTCGTCGTCTCGGAGGCGGTCCCCTGCGGGACCGGCGGCGTCTCACTCACGTGGTGCATCTCCTGGCGTTGCGCCGGCAGGACGGCTGTGACCTACGAAGGCGACCACTTGCGCCGGGTCGCCGAAGGCTAGGACGGGCGATCTGCCGTGCGGCGGATGCCCGTGTCGAGGCGCTTGGTCAGGGCGGCGATCTCCGGCTCGGTGAGGCCGAGAAACTCGCGCTTGGTGCGCGCCTTCCCGGCGCCCGTGACCTGGTGGAACACGGCCTTGTCCTGCGGGCTCACGCGGCGTGAGCGTTGCACCAAGGTCGGTCCCGCCCGTCGTGCCATGACCTGACGTCTCTCCATGACCAGCATGCGGAGCGGGAGGCCGTGGTGTATTACCGCGTCCAGCCGAGGGTGACGGACGTGTCGGTCACCTCGACGATCTGCAGCGTGTTGAGCAGGTCGCCCGACACGGTCAGGTTCACCGTGCCCGCCGCCCCCACCTCGGCGGCTTTCTCCTTCGCGTACGCCTGGGTGTACGGCGCGAACGGCTGGCCGTGCTGGTCCCGTCCTTGCCGGGTGCGCGACCGGATCTGCTCCAGCGCCAGCAGCCCGAGCTCACGCATCAGCGCCTTGTCGGTGAGCCGGATCGACGACGGCATGCGGACGGTGCTGGTCAGGGTGACGGGCATGCTCACGCGGTCCTTCGGCCGCGCAGGGTGCGTGTGCGCGCCTGCGGACGGACGCGCGCCAGCTCGGCCTCGACTTCCGGCAGACGCCCGTCCGTCCCGCGCAGGTCGGCCGACGCACTGAACCGCGAGATCGGCGCCCACAGGTGCCGGCAGTTGTACCCGCCGCCCGTCAGGAACGGGTTGGGGAGCTGCTCGTTGTCGAGCGCCTCAATCTCGGCCCGCGTGTACACCTTCCCGATGTGCCGCAGGCAGAACGGCCGGATGAGACTGTCCACCGGCCCGACGTAGGCGTAGAGCTGGTCGTCGGGCACCGGCAGGACATCGCCGCCGGTCGCCAGCGGCGCCGGCGCGGTCGGGTCGTTGATCGTCGCGTCGAGCGTCGGGACGATGGTCTGCACCGCGACCCGCTGGACGATCGACACGTTCGTGTCGTAGAGCGTGGCCGCCCGGGCCCGCTGGCCATCGAGCACCGACGTCAGGGACGCGATCAGCCGCGCCGGCGGCTCGGCGCCAAGGACACCCCGGGCGGTCGCGCGCCACAGCGCCGTGGCCAGCTCGTCGCCCCACAGCCGCAGGTCCTCGCGCCCGGTCTCCACCAGCGCCCGCAGGAGCCCCGTGAACGCCGTCGGCCGTCCCGTCGTGTCGAACGCCAACGCCTGGCGGTACGCCTCGCTCGTGGCAGCGAGCCGCGCGAGCGCGCGGTCCACGCTGACGGTGACCGAGGTGTCGATGAGGTCGTCGTACCCGGCTTCAGTGAGCAAGCGCCGGAGGTTCGCCCGGGCCCGGCCGAGCGCCGCGGCGCGCACCGCCGATCCGGTGCGTCCGCTGGTGGCCTCGCTGATGACCTCGGGGAGGCGCCGCTCGAGACGCCGGAGGACGTCGGCCAGCTCGCGCGCGAAGGCGTCGGAGAGCTGGTCCGCATCCTCAGCCAGAATTTCCGCGAGGGCGACGAGATCGGCGGGCGTCAGTTCGCCCATGGCCTAACTCCCGGTGTCGTCGGCGTCGTCGTCGGCGCGGTCGTCGCGGCGGGCCGGGACGGACGCGAAGCGCGCGGCCATCGCCTGCAGGTTCGCCTGCCGCGCTTCAGCCGGCGTCGGGGCGGCTTCGAGTTCGGCGCGGATGGTGCTCTGCAGGTCGGGCGCCGCGTCCGGCAGGAACGTCGGGATCATCTTGGTCCCGAGCTCGGTACGGAACGTCGCCGACTCGCCGATCGGTAGCGCGAGCGCGGCCTGCGCCATCCCGAGCAGCTCGGACGCTTCAGGCGCGTCGAAGTGGGTGGCGTACTGGATCTGCAGGCCCGCCCGCTCCCACTCGGCTTCCCAGCGGTCGCCGTACGTGCCCCGGAACCACAGCCGCGCGATCGCCAACTCGGCGCGCGTCAGCTCGTCGGCGTACCCGGCCAGCACCGTCGCGTAATCGGTCCGCTTCAGGCGGCGCGACTCGGCCGACTCGGCATCGCGGCTGTCCTGGTCGTAGGGGATCGCGCACAGCCGGAAGATCGTGCGGATCAACTCCTGCCGCGCCTGCTGGTACACCTCGACGGTGCTGGTGTCGGCGGTGATGTAGCCCGCCGGCTGGCCTGAGAACAACACCGCCGCGGTGGAGGTGGTCTGCCCGAGCAGCGACTGCGCCTGCTCGAGCGACATGGCGGGGCCGCCATCGGCCGACGTGCCGAGCGGGATGTTGAGGATGGAGAACGTCTGCTTGCGCAGCAGCTCGCGCTCCTCGCTCATGAGGTTGTACAGGTCGATGTACAACATCGGGTCGCTGAGCGCCGACTGGCCAAGGACCGGCAGCGTGGCCCGCCGATGCGCGTACAGCACCACCACCGGCAGCACGCCGAACCCGTGATCGACCGTGGTCCGCTCCGACACGCCGGCCTGGTACGTGGTCGCGCCGTCGGCGGTGATCTCGGTGACGCGGAACTGCACATCGGTGCCGAGCATCGGCCGCTGGAGCGACTCGCGCAGGACCGGCTCAACGACCTTGACCGCCGTGAGGTGCCCCGTGGGGCTCTGCAGCCAGTCGGGCACGTCGAGCGGCGTGAAGCCGCGCAGCACCAGCGCGGCCCGGTCGGCCGCCGTCTGGCCGTCATCGCCGGCCCGGTCCATCACGAGCACGTCGTGCCCATAGATGAGCGCCGCCATGAACTCGACCCGCATCCAGTCGGCCAGGCTGGTCCCCGCGCCGTCGACGTTGGTCGTCCAGTCGAGGAACGGGTGCGCCTCGATGACTGCGCCGGCGGGTGAGATGCAGCGGCGGATCGGCGGCTCACGGAACAGCCCGGACAGTTTGGCGTCCAGGATGAGCCGCGCGACGTTCTCGTAGCGGGCCAGCGTGCGCCGCTCGAGCAGCTTCTTGGTGGGCTGGGTCGGCGTGGCGGCCTCGTGATCCTTCCACTCGCGGGGATGCGGGATGAGGTAATCGCCGGTGAGGAAGCCGCCAGCGCCTTCGGCCACATGGGCGAGCTGGACCCACACGTGCCGCCACGTGTCGTACAGCGGATGCGTGGGCCCGATGGCATCACGCAGCGTGGAGGGCGTCGTCGTGGTCGCCATAGGGCAGGACTAGGATCTCCGACGAAAGGGCCCGACCGGGACCACCATCCGAAGAAAGGGCCCGATCGGGTCCACCACCGGGGGAGGGGCTCGGCGGCACTCCCAGCATGCGAGGCGGTACGACCGAGCGTGTTACCGCACTCACGCCGCGCCCCGCGCTGCACGGACCGCCACCAGCGAGGCCGCGCTCAGCGAGTTGGCGTGCAAGTCCCCGATGCCATACCACTCGTAGAGGGCCTCGCGGATGACGTCGCTCATCGTCTCGTCGGACTGGGCGGCGACATCGCGGAGGTGCGCGAACTCGCAGGCCGTCAGGCGCATCGTGACGATGACGCCCGTGGTGCGCAGCGACTCACGCGGGCGCCAGGACTCCAAGGAGGCGCACGCCTCGCAGGCCCACAGGGCCCGCTGGAGCGTGACCGGGGCCGCGCCGTCGAGGGCGGCGTACACGGAGCCGCACTGCGGGCAGCGCAGCAGGGCTGTGGGCAGATCCTGATGCGTGATCATCGCTAGGACGCCTTTCGTGGGAGCTTTCCGGTCTGCCGCATGGTGCGGACGGCAAGCATGGCGGCGATGCGCCTACGAGTGTGCTTGTCGCACCACAACTCCTCCGTCTCCCTGTCAATCAATGCGTCTGACAAGCGCCATGGACCGTTGAAAATCACGCTATCGAACACCTGTGGACCTGAGCGGTAAGCACCAAAGAAGGGATTCAACGCTTGCAACGTCTGTCCCGCTTGGTCGAGAACATCCCCCTCAAACTTCACTCCCGTTGGAAGAAAGACCGTTCCTGACAACATCATGAGCAGTGCCGCGATGAACTGACGCCCACGATGCTTAGGTTCTCCGTGCGGCATCATGCCAAGCGCTTCCAGTATGTGCTGAGCACCGACCGCCTGCTCACGGTGCTTCGCTGTGGATGGATCACGCCCCCTCAATAGGTTGAGCATGATCACCGAGTGCCTGTACGGAGACCGTTGCAAGGCTTGCATCACGTCAGCGAAGTGCTTGACGTGCAACCCACCACAGAAATCGAGCATGACGGCAGCGACCGGACGACCATCCGGCCATGACCACAGCACGCTTTCAATTGACTCGCATACAGCCGGCGCGCCTGCGCCTTGAATACCCTTAACGTTTGGCATGTGACGGTCAACCGCGATCAGGTTCTGCCTTGGTACGCCTTTCGACACCGCGACGGCCCGGTCCAAGTCTTCCGGCCCGGCCAGGTACAGGATCGGCTGCGTCTTCTCGCGGCCCGCCGTTCGGCGCAGAACCTCATTCCAGACGGTCCGACGCCAGTGGTTCTTCGGGCCGTTCTTGTACGAGCGTTCAGCGCCAGTCCTCACAGGTAGCTCTCCGACCAGATCGCCGACGCGACCGGTGCACGGTTGCGCCGGAGCGGCTCAATCGCATAGCGCAGCGCGTCGATCACGTGGTTCTTGGTGTCCTGCAGCACCGGCAGCACGTGCCCGGTCAGCGGGTCCGTCTTGTAGCGGTACAGCGTGAGCTCGTCGATCGTGTGCTGGCAGCGCGGATGCACGACGATGTCGTACGCCTGCAGGAACGTGATGCCCTCCTGCACACTGCCCGTCCCCTTGGCCGCGGCGGTCACGTTGCGGTAGCCGTGCCGCCGCATGTAGCTGATGGTTTCGGGCCGCGCGCTGTCGGCCACCAGCGGCCAGCGCCTGGCCCACCCCGGCGACTCCGGGACCAGCGTGTCGAATAGCGCCGGCGTGTGGTCGATCTCGCAGCCCACCC